ACTACTACCCAAATTCGAAATTGCAATTACTGTCAGTAAGCAGGAAAATTGCGAAAAACCTGGTAGCCCTGACGGACTCTGACAAAAATAAAAAGAAAGAGTCCAGAAGGGACAAGAATTTGGAATAACACCCGTGTAATAGGGCAGATAGTTACTGAATAAAACCCAAAACCAAAGAAAAACTTAATCTAATACTATCTAATATAGAGTTGATCAATGTCTATTCCCACAAATTTTAAAGGATGGGGAATAGTGAGGGAGTTTATGGGCGAATAACATTCACCAAAGGGGGTACCCCAACGATATACATAAGAGAGTAATCGTCACCGGGCGCACGCCAAAAATTGGCAGCATTAGTTACGCCTGCCGGTATGGTACCTAGGGGTTGCATAAGCAAAGCGGCGGGTGGAAGGTGGCCACGCAACACACTTGTTATAGATATTGGAGGGGAAGATCCCGTTTCATAAGTAGTGGCTGGACTAATATGTGAGACATTGTAATATGGAACTTCAACCTCGGTCATTCCTTCGACCTGCTGATCAACTACAACTGCAGAAGTTCCCATATTGGTCAAACCGTTAGAAGTTAAATTAGCAAGCTGAACAGGAACACCAGTGCCGAAAGCGTTCACTACTGTATTGAATGCGTCTTGAACCGTGTTAAAAAGATACATAGTGTTGAAGCCTCCTTTGACTGGTGGTGTATTGGCACTATCAGCAGGAGTTATAACATTAGTCGCTTTAATACGCATAGAACCGCGCCAAAAAGCATAGATAAAATAATAGTATTCCCACAGAGTGATGGTTTTATTTGCTGCAGTTGTTGTCACTGGTGAAGCAACAGAAAATGGAGCTATAATAGCTTGCGGATTAGTACTATTCATGTTTACACCGAAAAATTGTCCAAAACGTTTTATTAATTGCCTAATCGACATTATTTTCTCACCAATACAGTGTGCTTCAGGAGACCAATTAGAAGAAATTGCATGAGTATCTATTGGCATAGGGTGTACGCCGTGCTGAGCTTCATTTCTAGCAATTGCTTCATTTTCTCCCATAACTTGCGCGTGAATTTTTGGAGTAACAACAGCAGGAATGTTATTATCGTACTCCTGCGCTTTCTCCTCCTGTTTACTTGCATCAGCCTGTGCAGTCAACGAGCCAGCATAAGGTATATAGGAAGGTGCAGATGGTGCAGCAAAGGTTAAGTCAGGACCACCGCTCACTTCAACAATAGTATCTATTGATTGGTATACATTGTTTGCCGCAACGAGTTGATTAAGAACCTCGACCCGCACAATCCCAGAGACTGCATTAAACATCATTGTATTGTTAGTTCCCAACCACGAGGATTCTGGTCGAATACAAAACATCCATGGACGCGAAGAAACATAAGGGACAGTAAAGGAAACTTCAGTGGAAGTGCGCAAATCAACGATGATCTTCTGCGTCCTAGAAACATCAGGAACACCTGTTGAGATTGTAGAATTGTAGTAAAAAGGAACAAAACTAATTCGCAAACGACCGGAATGAAATTGCGTCTTAACAAACTTAAAGGTGTAGACTATGGAACCTCGCCAATAGCCATGAGTGTTGGCAACATAACCCATGTGTGTAGTAACAAATCTATTAGTAATACTAGAGGAATAGGGTTTAATTTTCATTGGTGTCACGTAATTGTCCCAAAGAACAGTACCTGTTGGATCTGCTGCAGGCCATGTGAACCTATCCCAATAGTTGGGGATGGAAAGAACATGTGAAAGATCCATTTCATCAGCAGAAGTACCTGCAAGACCAGATTTAGTCTCTATTTCATTTTGTACGGAAAGAGCCATCTTGTGAGAAGTATCTACACCATCAAAATTTGCCATGCGGACTTGACCTCTCAGCTTTGTCTCACACGGTAAACCTTGGATAGTTGGTTTAGAAAAACCTAGCATTTTAAAAATGTTAGAAGCTTGAGCAGAAATCCATGCCGGTCGCGTAAACAAATTACCTAAAATAGGAATTCTAGACATAGTACTTAAACCCTCTGAAATTTGACCAATACCAGCACTCACAGTACCATTCTCCTTAAGTCCTTTTATTTCGGAAGCTACTTGTGCAAAGATTTTGTCGGGGCTTTTCTGGAAAGATTTGGTTTTCCAAGCCTCACGTAAGTCTGCCTCACTAAAGTTACCCTCAATCATCTTCTGTCCTAGATTAGCAAAATTAGGGGCACTACCAGTAAAAATGTTTGCTCCAGTAGGGTACTGGACATCGACATCTTCCAAGTGAGCCCAAACTGTGTATTCTACAGAGCCCGTACCAGAAATTTGATCTCTTAATTGACTATATACAACTAGATATATCGCACCAAAAGAACCCTGTCCAGTAATAAGGTTATAATAAACATGAGGAGAAACATAAGGTATGCGCATCTCAACTTCAGTACCCACACTTAAATCTAAATCTGTGCGAGGACAACCCGAGCGACCTTGGAGTGTTGAATTAACAAGAGAAACCCGGTTCGGCATATATTGAGCATAAGGATAGTATTGTAGCATCAATCTACCTTGCTGGAATGGTTGGGAATTTACCTGCACCTTAACAACAAGTGTAGCTCTTAAGCCAACAAAACCCCGCAATTTCTCTTGATACATAGCGTTTGAAATTAGA